ATAGTTATTCCAGTCAGTAGTAACAGTAAGGCTTTCTGCATCAGTAATTGTGATAGATCGAATACGCTGAGGGTTGTCTTCCCCCTCATTAACATTGAGCCGCCACACTTCACCTTTATGGCCGCCGCCTACTGTAAAAGGGGAATTTGCACTATAGGCAAAAGAGTTCCAGTTTGAATAAGCCGCAGCAAATTCATCCCAGTTGCTGTAAATGAGCAAGTCATCCCATGTAACATCAAAACCTTGCTGATAAACCCCTGCACAACTAAGCGGTATACGGTAAACGCTAAAAGAGTCTTCATCGTAATTAGTTACCAGCATACGGTCGGATTCTGATTGCTGTGGAGAAGGGTGAATCAAGATATGCTGGTGGTTGTCATCTATCTGTGAGGCAAAGCTTAAGTCAAAATTCTCTGCATCAATCTCTTGATATGAGTAGTCTGGAATCTTATCATCCATACGCTCTACTCTATAGCCGTCAGTCATAATGAGGCTTCTAGTGGCAACACCTGACGTACGGTTTAGATATGTGATTGTACCATATGGAGCTTGGCCGCCGCGCGATTCATCTATTTTATCGAGTACAAATGGAACAACGTCATTATTGGTATACCTAAGAATCCATGTCTCTTGAGTAAAACCAGAATCGGTGAAAATAATGATATCATCACGGTTAAAGTCAAGATCAGTAATCCAGCCACCAGTCGGAATATCAATAAAGCCAGCCCCAATAGCAGTACTATCAAAAGTGTCACCGTTCGCTCCAAGGCCTGAAATACGTATGCGCTTAGGATATACAACACCATTCTCCGTTGTTCTAAAAAGCAGAAGCCTATCTTTATGGTATTTCAAGTGCAAACATTTAAGGCTTGTAATACCCGAAAAAGTAAAATCTGGTGAGCTCACGTAATCAATAAACGAAGGGGTAAGGCTTGGATCGTATACCTGTATCTCGTCTTGGTTGTTGGTAAAAATAAGCCGCGGGTTTCCACTGTTACTTGGATAGTTTACCCAGTCCCAAAAGTTAAACTTATTGCCGGTATACCTTTGCTGCCATGTACCACCTGAGCTGTATGTTCCCGTGTAGGCTGACCCGATAGTAAAGTTGTTAGCATCAACTCTTGTAATAGTAAATGTCTGACCATTTAGCTCACTGTCATTTGTGCCTACTACACCGTAAATGTAGGCTGTATCACCCGTCTGCATGCCATGAGCTGTAGATGTAATTTGCGAAGGTGAAGCTGTAGTTGCCCCTGTAATAGCCCCAGTTCTTCCCACATACTCTAGTCTGTTCGTGGTAGTATTATAGAAGTTAACCCTAGATGTTGAGGCAATGTAAAGCTGCTTTACATCTGTCGCTGTTTGGAAATTCATCAGCCCCATTACGGGTTCTTCAGGATGATACTGATAGCTGTATGTTACCGTACCAGCAGTAGGAGCAGTGTTGAATGTTACTGAAATAGCACCAGTATTATAGTCTATAGTACCGGCCGAAACATCTCCTGTAAAACCACCAACACCATCATCCGTTGCAGTCTGTGCAGGGGTAGAGGAGGAGATAGTAAAGCTCCCCCTCTGTATGGGTGTCTCTGGAGCTGTCGTTGTAAATGTAGTATTGGCACCATCAATTGTGCCTGTCATGGATAGATCTGTAAAACCCCCAACCATACGGGATTCACAGTAAGTCGTATCGCTTCTCTGGCCTGTAGCCAAACCGTTGTAGCCATTGCGTTTTCTTAAGACACCATGCAGGGTAAATCCGTCAAATAGTTCTGCATAGGCATCCTCAGGAATAAGCCAAGGTTGGAGCTCTTTGTCTAACCCTGTCGCAAATTTTGCTACTAAGAAAGGTTGATACGTCATTTCAGCCTATAAAATATTCTGTATTGCCATGTAAGCCCAGCAGTTCCCCTTGATTTACCCCTTAAATTTAATCCGGAAGTGTTGTTTGTGTTTGCTAGTGAAATGAATGTTGTTACTACATCTGTGCTAGATTCATTATAAGGCTGTGCGTAACCATAACAAGTGCTCCCATTCGTAACAAAAGTACCATGCTGATTCACAATAAAAGCTCCAGTTGTATTCCACATTTGTATGGTGCCAAATGAATTAGCCGGAAGAGCTGCAATATTGACATAAGTGGCAGGAATAACTACGCTACCCTGGATTTCTCTCCAATTTAGCTGTCTAGCATTGTTTCCATCGTAAAACCAGAGCTCTGAAGTACCGTCTGTAGCTGTCTTCCCGTACTCAATAGAATCCGTACCCGCAAGCAAAGAAGCAGGGTCTGCTCTATCAATGTATGTCGTCTGATTGTGGGCCCCTTGCGCGTCTGCTGCACTATCTAAAAAGTTATGATCAGCATTAATGATAGCCTTTAGCCGTGACCAGTTGGTTTGATTCTGAGCTGGAAAAACCCCTGGAGATTGCCCACTGTTTGGTCTGTTTGGATCGAATGTCATTTAAAACTCCGGATTGGATCGTTCATATTGCTGCTGTTGGTATGTTCGCGCATAAACCAAAGCTCTGTACCTCTGAAAAACCGGAAACACACTGTTAAGCATGTCAAATTCACCGTAGTCAGAAAAAATATCTAAAGCTGCACCGTAAGCCAGATATCTAAAGAGGTAATCGTTAGCCAAAGGTGATTCGGCATTAACAGCCATCTCGTAAGCATAAGCCTCAATCTTGACATCATAATCCTGATCTGGGGGTGCTCTAAAAGTAAGCTCATTATTGTAGTAAAGAACATCTGTTGGTCGCTGTGGGTCGTATACCTGTGTCTCTGGGAACCTACTGTAAAACTGTGCAGGAGACTGAAACCAGAAAACCCTAAAGCCTGCTACATAAGCTGTGGGACCAATGGTGGAGTAACCTAAAGCATCCAAGTCGACCGGCAAAGGGTCAGCACTTGAAGTACCCAAAGTAAACTCCCACCATGTCCTATTCTTATAAAGCCGCACATCCTGGGTTGAAAGCTGAACAATAAAATCATTCAAATAACCCAACATTATCTCATCAGTAAACAGCGGGTCAGATCTATCAACCCTTCCCGTTACGTTTCTTAAGATTGTTAATAATTCCTGTGCGGTCTTTGCCATTTAATACCTCAAAATACAGGCATGCAGGAGAATCGTGGTCGCTCTCCAACTTGCTGTGTTTCTCGAATAACCTCTCCACCATCCTTAACATCAACCTCTTCATAGATAGGTGTTGCTAGGCTGTTTAGGAATTTGACTACAGGAATCGGCAGGTCATAGGTTTTTCCAGGCTTAAGAGCACCAGTCCAATCAATATCCTTATTACGAACCCGTGTCTTAAGTACATTCTCAGGCTGATCGTAGCGCTGGAATTTTACAGTCATCTTTTCATGATACTCTTCAGACGGACTCTTAACTGGTCTCTTAAATAGACGAGCTGCTCTATTGTAAATCTCAAAATCATCAAGACTTTCAATTTTGAACTGCATAAACTCTGCAAGAGTCTCAATCTCTTTCTTTTGTTCTTTCTGTTCATCTTCTTCTTTTTTCTTGGCCATAAATCCTCTAATTTAAAAAGGGGTCCCACTAATTGCAGGGCCCCAAACATTATGTGATGTCACCAAGATCGACGTAGTTGTTGAACTTAGTAGCAACGAAATAAATCTCATCGCCATCTGCACCAACTACTGCTGAACCAAGTGTGTATTGGTAAACAGCAGGTAGGTTTTCAACATTTAGTCTTGGACCTTGGAAAGTGAACTGACCACCAGAAGTATATGTACCGCTGGTTGTGTATGGATCACCATTAGGAAGGAACAGCTCAAATGTATTTGTGGTCCCATTCTGAATAACAAATTGCATGTTATTGACTGACGCACCCATTGAACCTACAACCTGAGTAATCACACCCCTATCACCATTGCTCAATCCGTGGGCTGCACTTGTGACAACCCCTGGAGTAGCTGCTGTGATATTAGTAATGGTAAGCTGCTGTGCTACAAAACCCGCAGGTAAAGAAGCATCAGTCACACCATTAGTAGTTTCTAGTGTTGATGTTAGTGTTGTTGTTCCTCTTGCAACAATTAGCGCATCACCAGCAGGAAAATCCTTAAACCAGACTCCCTGTAAGTTGCTGCTATTTGTGGCGTATTTCGTGTAGTTAAACCACTCAATCTTATCTGCCTCGAAAGGTAGCTGTAGATTGTAAGCACCACCATCAGACTCAAAGTGGCCTGCGTAAGTATTTACAACCTGATCGAGGGTTTTTAATCCGTCATTTAATGCCATATTAATTACCTCAACCTTTCGTACATCTTAAGTTTACTACCCATGTATCATCGAGAAGCACGGCTGCAAATCTACCTTTCCAACCCATAGTACTTCTTTGATTCAAGGGATCCTCACCTTCGCCTAGACCTTTAATAATCATCTCCATGGACTGTTCATCAATGGTTAGAGTACCGTATCCATTAGCTGCCAAAAGGAAGTTACTGTATACGGGTGCGGCTGCGGTTGACTTAGGTGCTTGTGTGGTTTTACATACGCGCACTTCATCAAGGGAACCAAGCTCTGACTCAAGAACAGATTGTCTTGTTGGATAATCCGCTGTTGGTTCAAAATTGCTTAATCCCTTAATATCACTGCGCAAATCTGTATGAACTACCATCCAGTAAGCTTGCCAGACGGGCGCTGTTCCAAATGCATTTACCAATTCTGTTACTTCGGATTTCTCCTACTGACCATTTCTGGCGGGGAAACCTCTTCGGATCTCCCTCATTATGTTTCCATAATGTTCAGACTATCGCTTCCCCATTTGGGGTCTTCTCACTTAGTCGTTCACGGTGGCTAAAAAGCCTTCCGCCCTGTCTTCCTTCTGCCGTTAAGCAGCTAGGAGTTCCAAGTCAATCAGAGAAGATTTAATGAGAGCACACGCTTTACCCTCAATATTGGGCGCCATTTTTTTGCCATTATTGGCTTCAAGGTAATCGACTGCCAACTCAAGATCAGTAGTAGTGATCTCAGTGATAGCGTTACCGTTTACACCATTAAGGCAATCAATTTGTGACGCAGACGCATTCAAAAGGTTTGAAATTATCTTGTCATATGTGCTATCCCTGTTCTGCGCGAGCATGTCTGCCACTTCATTTGATGTCTCATCTTGGACGGTGACGATTACATCATCTGTAAGCTGAACGACTTTACCGTACTGACTCACAACTGCTGTGATGTCAAACTTAGTAACTTGCTCAGGGTTCGGGGTTACGCCTTCGGTCAAAGGTGTAAGCGCGTCTGACAAATTATCAAACCTACGGAAGATAGCGGTTTTGCTATTCTTCTGTGGGATGCGTCTTTGCTGCGAAAACATACCGTAAACGTAGTACGGCATATGTCTGTCCAGAAGGATATTGTCAAAATAAAGACTTACCTCTGGGTCCACTTGGGTCGTGGTCGTCGAACCATTTGCCATAGTGTTCTCCTATTTGTTATCCGTATCTAATCTTGTTTCGATACTCACGAAACTCCTTAGTGCCTTGGATACTCTTTAGATATTCTGCGCCGCCTAAATTAGCCGTTTTACCCCCTACTGGAGTTCCTGGCTTTTTGGCATTTGCAGCAATTCTTTCAGCATCTGTAGGACCCCTCGGTTGTTTTTTTGGTTCGACTAAATGTTTGTAGTCGTTAACAACCTCATAAGCCCTGGCGATTCTATTTGGAGCATTTCGTATCGAATCAACTAGCCACGGTTTTTTTTCTATAATTAGGTCAATGTACTTGTTAATTTCCTGAACCGCTGTAGGATTTGAGTCTTTATAGACCTCCTCAACAATCTCCTGTCTAGTCTGCGCTTGCGTTTGTTTCAGCTTGGCAAGAGTAGCCCAATCATCTGGGTCCTCTTCTTCAGAATCTCCCTGTGTGCCGTTTTTTAGACTCTGCACATATTCGGCAAGCAGGCGGGATTGGTTTTCCAATTCCTGTCTCTTCTTGCGTTCTGCTGTTAAGGCTGAAAGTGGAACAGTTTGTTCCTTTGCAGCTTCCTGTTCAGATTCATTGCTTTCTACATTAGCTTCTTCCTCGGAGGCAGTTTCAGCTTCTGTATCTACTTCTGGTTCTTCATATTCTTGTGTCATATATTCTCCCGTATTGTTCGCCCGTATGCCGGCTTCGCATTACACCCTTAAAGATGGTGACTCTATACGCCCTTCTAGGTGGCGACCCTGATGGTTTTGTTTAAAGTGGGTAAACGCATTGAGCCGTCTGGATGAAGCACCCATAGCAACGTTTTCACACCCCTTCGATTGTCAACCTCGTAAACGAAACTCTCCTTCACAAGGCCAGGCTTCTCATCACAAGCCTGCAAAAATGGTTTCACAATGAGTTTCCCCCTGTGCTTTTTTGTGATGGTTTTACCTAGAATCCAGTAGAGATCTTTGTTTCCATTTTCATTAAGAATTCGCTCAAGAAGGATGTTGAATTGATCCTCTATACCCTTGCGCTCTTGCTGAATCTGTGCTCTCTCTTCACGTTCCGGTAAAATCAGCATCCTTTACCTCGCTGTGACTCATTAGCCTCTTGCTTTTTCATAAGCATTTGGACTTTCTGTCTGTCTGCCGCGCCGTATGGTGCATCCCCGCCAATGCTTGATCCTTTTTTAGGAACAGATAGTGGGTTTTTCTTATGAGAGCCTGGGCCAAAAGCCTTTACTCCCGCGGAACCAGAAGGTGGTTTATAGCCAGGGTTTTCCTGTCCACCGTAAGTTTCCATATTTGGCATCATCTTTTTCATGATTCCCCCTTATTTAAGTTGCTCAGCCTTTGCCATGTCCTGTTTCAATGTTTTCTCTGACGCCTTCATCTCAGCCATCTTCATCTCAGCAGATAGCTTGATGACATCCATAAGCCGCTTTTCATCCATGTCCTGAATTTCGCGCAGAGTTCTAGCTTGATCGAGTAGCGCTTGTGCTTTGTTCTGTTCAGCTTCTGAAATGCGCTCACGTGCAAGGCCGATGTCAGCAAGAACGCGCGCCCTTCTTTCTTGAGCGAGTGCGTTGTTTTCATTTGTCTTGGAGATTTCAAGCTCATTAAGAGTTTGAAGTTGCTGCATTTCAATTTGCTGCTGCTGTTGATTTTGCTCTTCAATTCCCTGAACAATCTGAACGAGATTTCTCTTACCTTGGATTGGTGCGGATTCAAGAATTGCCGACCAAGGAATAGGTGCGCCAAGCTGAACAAGCTGTAGAAGTTGATAGTAGTACGCTTCGGCCTGTGTGGCTGTTTTGATGTCCTGCTTAACAATGACATCGTATTCGCCGAAGCTCTTGAGGAAAAATTCTTCTGGTGGAGTATCGCCTGTAATACGCTCAATCTTGCCTGGAGAATAGTTGAGCTGAATAAGCCTTAAGACTAATCTTCCTAGGTAAAGCTTGGACTGTTCAAGGTTATCGAAAATCCCCCTGTTACCCTTTAAGCCGTTAGAAGAGCGTACTTCAGCTAACTTACCTGAGACTTGAGAATCCCCAGTGGATGAGAGGCCAAGGAGTTCATCAGACCCTCCAGGAATCTCCAGAATATTTTGATCAATAATCTCTTGGTATTGTAGGTAGCCAGGGGGAACTTGTGGTGGGGAAATTTCACGTATATCTGCATTAACATCAGCATTATCGTTTAGAACAATGTTGCGTGCACATCCCGCTTGAAGTAGCATTTTAGGATCGAGAACAGTACCGTTTTTAGTAATGTATCCCGTATTAATGACACTCTCCATAATGTCGATAATTTGGGAATGTCTTCTGTTGTACTGTTTTTGTGCATCTCTAATTGATCTGACTAATCCCTGTATCTTAAGCTCAAAGTTGTCGATTAGCGGTTCGAAATAAGCAATGATTGGAACAAATGGAAAATCATCCAAGCCTGTAGGATCGGGTCCCTCATATAGTAAAACCCCTCCAACAATAATGCTTAGCTCAACTGTTCTTTTCTTTTTCTTAACCAGTTCGACTTGAGGATTTTCCGCAAGTACTTCTTCAAGGAGAGCGGTATCGTCGGGGGAACCTTCCCACTCACGAATGGAACCCGTCTTTTTATCGAGCAAGAACGTCGCTTCTTTTGTGATCCTTCTCCAGTATTGGTCATATGTCACCAGATTACGGGCCATATACTGACTGTTGTATTGTCTATATGTGCCTAGGTATTGAAATTTATTGTCGCGTATGCCTGTAGGAAGGATGTCAATTTCTGATTCTGGAACCCACGGTAGAAGGGCTTTTACTTCTTCTTTTGAAATAAACTCTCTAGTAGCTGCCTGGTCGCAATCTGATAGATCCCTCTTAGTCATGTAGGGGTCTAGCATTATGGCGTTATATGGTTTCCAGTAGAACTTGATGTCGCCATTAATAGGATCATTTTCATAATCCATGTAGACGCCTACAATTGATAAACCTGTCTTAAGCGCATGATCAAAGGCTTCAGAAATTATGTAGTCAGCAGCCCCTTTGGAATATGTGTAATAGAGGACTTCATTAAATAGATCCGCTGTTGCTTCATCGCCATTCTCTACTGGTGTGACTGCTGTGGCTGTACGGTTTTCTCTTTCGTATCCAGAGTAGAGATTGATTACGCGTCTGATCTTATTTAACTCTAAGACCATTCGGTTTTGCTTAAGGAGTTTTTGCTTTTCTATTGCTGTCCAGTTGCGTCCAGCATAAGCCTCTAGATCTAGATAAGCTTCGTTGTAATAAACCCCATAAGTCCGCCATGCGTCATTATAGAATTGATTAAACTGCGCGACCCTTGATGTTGCCTCTACACTATTGACCATGAAGTACCCTCATGGCGCAAAGTATCAAAACATTTTTTTAATTTTCTAGGATATAGGGGGGGGTAGGGTTCTTTAGCAAATACTTAATTTTAAATGTAAGTCTGCCGTAGTACGTGCCACTGTTCCGCGGTTAAACCTTTATTGCCAGTGCGTTGTTCAATACTTTCGCAAGCATAAATAAATGACTTAGCCCCGTGTGATGCCCAGTTGTGAAGAGACTTTTCACGATAGCACCCAAGCTTTTCATTCCACTCTTTACGGAAAGCTTCTAGTGCACGGATACCAAGATCACATTTAGACTGATCGAAATAGCATCTATGTAGCATGTGACGCGCACATTCAATTCCATACATTTCATTCTTATCTTTCTTTAGGACTGTCACATTTAGGCCCATTTCTCTAGCAAGTTGTGCGTATGTCTTTCCGGTACCCTTTTCACGGCTATCGGCATCATGGGGCATAATATGGTGATCAATTTCAAAAGACTGCTTTTTAAACCATTTTACATAGTGCGCAAGGCTTTCATCTGAATTTTCATAGTATTTAAGGAAATGCACTTCATTACCGATAATCTGATAAATCCAAATAGCTGTGGAATCTCCAATACCAATATCCCATGACGCATAAACTTCTGCATAATCATCGTAGTTAACATTGCAAATCCGTCTTTCTTTTCTTGCGGCGCTGAGATATTTAGCAAAGTAGAAGCCTTCATTAGCAGCTTCAAATGCTTCATCAATTGTAGAAGGATATTCGCGCTTCATGTAGTCGCCTTGAGTAATCGATTTTTTGTAATACCAAGCTTGCTGCTCCGGTGTGAGATCTATGCCATGAATCTCTTTGAGCTCTCGGAAGTACTTTTCAAACGTGTGAGGTATTACAGTTGTATCGGCGGGTAATACATATTCAGGATGCTCCCACCATGGAAAGAACCACAACTTCCAGTCTAGTTGTGTGAGTTTTGCTTTAGCCTGTTGGTTGGCTTCTGCTTCTTTGACCATTTTAAAGAAGTGTCCGTCTCTTCCTCTTGCGGTAGATTCGATGCAGGCAAATTGTCCGGCCTGAATAGTATTAAGCGCACCTGAGATGATCTCATTGGCTTTCTTTGGATTATCTTGGCATATTTTTGCAAACTCGGTGATGTGCAGTAAGTTAAGAGTCCCCCCCCTAAGAGAAGTAGATACACGGTAAACAGAACCATTAGTAAAGCGGAGCTCATTTTGATTGTCGCGGAAAGCCTTAACCATATGCTTAATAATTTCTGGTAGGTTGTCATATGCAAATTTCACCTTATCAATAAAAATTTCACGGGCCACTGGGTATGTATCCGCAACAATTGCGGCATTAACGTTTGAGTTGAATAAGCAGGTATCGAGAAACAGAATAGCATGGTAGGTCGTGCAGCCCAATTGTCGTGCTTTCAAAATAATATTTAAATAGTGAGGCTTTGTTAATTGCTTCTGTGCCCAGTTTAAATTGAACAGGACTTTCTGGCCTGACTTATCCTTGATGTAGTAGAGGTTATTCAATCTCCACTGACGATCAGCCAGCAGTTTAAACTTTTCGTGGCTTAGGGCTTCTTCAAGATTCTGCATCCACGGTTAAATAACAGTTAAAACATTTTTTTAAAAGAGCCAAAAAAAAACCCCCAGTCGAAACCAGGGGCAGGAATGGCAAATTCTTACTTCTTGCTTACATGTTTTTTGTGTTTGTGCAAAGTTTTTTTTGCCACTTCATCAACACGATGAACACAATCTCTATCGTGACGGTTACGTCTAAGGAATGGAAAACAGCAGTTGCAGTTATTGCAACACTTACAGTCCATATCTGACTTAAACGTAATGTTAGGCTTATGAAAAAGACCTTTAAGACAATTCATAAAATCACCCCCCCTAATTACTATTTAGCAGGAAGGTAATTATTGAACTATATTAACAACCAATGCAGTATATGAAAAACCCACAAGGAAAATCATGAATAAAATTGGATTCGTTTTAGCTGGAATAGTTGTATTTCTGTTTATGTTTATCAGCAGCTTAACATTTGTGCAGCCTGGTTATGTAGGTGTAGTTGTAAATCTATTCGGTGATAAAAAGGGCGTAGATGATATAGAGCTTTCTGTTGGTGCGCATTTAGTACCGCCTTGGAAAACCGTTTATAGGTTTCCTACATTTGAACAAAATTACTGTTGGGAAGGTTCACATGATTGCTTTCATTTCCAGACACAGGAAGGACTTGGCGTGCATGCTGATATCGGCATCTCATATAGGATTCGCCCTGGCTCTGTCCACGAAATCTTTACCCGCTACAGGAGAGGTATTGATGAAATTACTCATGTTTTCTTGCGGAATTACATACGGGATGGCCTTAACAAATCTGCTTCAAGATACAAAATAGAAGACCTATATAGTGAAGGAAAAGAGAAATTCCTAGATGATGTACAGTTACATGTGAAAGAAGATCTACAAGAGATTGGTATTGATGTTTCTCGTATCTATATTATTGGCACTTTTCACTTTCCTGATACTGTTGTCGCGGCCCTAAATAGAAAAATTGAGGCTATGCAAAGAGCTGAACAGCGTGAGAATGAGCTAAGAGAAGCCGAAGCAGAAGCCCGTAAGATTATGGCAGCGGCTAGGGGTAAATCAGAGAGCATCCTCATTGAAGCCAAAGCCCAAGCCGAAGCCAATAGAATGCTAGCCGAAAGTCTGACTGAAGGGTTAATCAAGCAAAAAGCTGTAGACAAATGGGATGGCACACTGCCTAAAGTTACATCTGAGGGTTTTTCAATGCTAATCGGTGGAAATGAATGGAGTCTAAATGGAAAAGAGAGGAACTAAATGGCTGAATTTTTAGCAATGTTACTGGCCCTTCTATTTATGGCGCTTGTGGTTTTTTGTATCTTCCTTATGGGTTTTTCAATCTATGTCGTATGGTCCGCACGGTATGCTATCATCGAATACTGGCAAAATAGAAAAAGCCCTTACATTTAACTATTAAACCTTACAAGCATACGGAATTCATTCTTTGAAAAACCCTTTAGACGCGGCCATATGTATTCGCAAAATATGTAGAAATAAGATCCCTTAAGCTCTTCGGGCCACTTGATATTCTTAGCCTCATCCAGTGTCATATAGCTGAAGTTATGCCAGGTAGGAGTATTATAAGGGTCCCCATCCCACTTTTCTTCCCATTGCTTGTGCGCGTTATCTTCTGGCCATCCCCTGTTTTCAAATAGCGGATCGTATTCATGGGATCTAACACCAAATAAAAAACCCCAAGGTTCATAATTACGCT